GTCCACGCTCGAATGCGAGATCTCCGTCAGCACCGAAACGAGCCTCGACGAGCTCGCGAACATCGCCGACGCCACCATCACCTTCGAGTGCGACACCGGCCAGACCTACGTCATGCGCAACGCCTTCCTCACCGAACCGCCGCAGGCGACCGCCGGTGACGGCGGCAAGGTGCCGCTCAAGTTCGCCGGACCCAAGGCCGAGGAAATGCGCTCGTGAGCGACGTCGCACCGGAGCGGCTGCGGGTCGTCGAGCGCGTCCTCAAGCTCAAGTATCCGGTCCAGATCAAGGACGCCGACGGCGCGGTGACGGAGACGGTCTCGGAGCTGCACTTCAAGCGCCTGAACGGTCGCAAGATGCGCGCGGTCGACGCGGCCAAGGGCGAGATCGGCAAGACCCTCGCGCTCATCGCCGCGAGCGCCGGCGTTCCACCGTCGACGGTGGATCTCATGGACGCCGAGGACATCACCGCAGCCGGGGAGGTCATTGCCGATTTTTTGGGCCAATCCCCGCCAACTGGCGGGAAGTGATCGCGCAGGTCGCGTTCACGCTCCATACCCCGCTCTCTGAGCTGCTCGAGATGGACATGGACGAGCTCCTCGTATGGCACAACGAGGCGGCGAAGATCAACGAGAAACTGAAGGGGTAAATACCCGGTTTTTACCGGGTTGTTACATCGTCTCAAAATGGCTCTGAAGCTCTCCTTCATCATCGAGGCGATCGACCGCGCCACGGCGCCGATCCGCGCGGTGCACCGCATGCTCGAGGCCACCAACGGGCCGCTGCAGCGCGTGAGCCAGCGTTGGGGCAATCTCACCGGCCAGGTGCGCGGCATCGCGACCAACCTCACGCTGATGACGGGCGCCGCCGCCGGCGCGTTCTACCCGCTGCACCGCATGATCGACGAGGGCAGCCAGATCTACGACATGGCCAAGAACCTCGCCATCTCCACGCGCGAATTCCAGCGGCTCGCCTACGCGCTCACCCTGGACGGCGGCAGCGCCGAGGACGCCGGCAACGCGCTCAAGTTCCTCGAGCGCAACGCCGTGAGCGCCGCCCTGGGCAACCAGGAGATGGCGACCTGGTTCAGGCGCGCCGGGATGAGCGCGGAGTTCCTGCGCGCGAACCTGAACAATCCCACGGCCATGCTCAACCAGCTTGCCGACGCCATGTCGCAGTTGCCGGAAGGGGCGCTGCGTACCGATCTCTCGATGGCGCTGCTCGGGCGCTCGGGCAATCGGCTCAACCAGACTCTTTCGATGGGCCGCAAGGGCCTGAAGGAAGTAGGCGACGAGGCCGAATCGCTCGGCGTGATCCTGGACGATGTCACGATCAAGAAGATGAAGGAGTCCGGCGACGGCATGCAGAAAGTGTGGCGCGTGATCAAGAGCCTGACGGCGGTGATTGCCGTCGCTGCGATCCCGCTGATCAACGAGGTCGGCGAGGCGATCATCGAGTGGACGAAAGCGAACCGCGAGATGGTCGGAGTGAAAATGAAGGAGTTCTTCGACCGAATCTCCGCGAGCCTTCCGAAGTTCATCATCGCGGTTATCGAGATCGCGGCCGCCCTGGGGACGCTGACAATAGCGGCCAACGCGATCGCGCGCGCGATGGGCGGCTGGGACAACGTCATCATTGCGCTGGTGGCTGTGAAGTTCGTGATGTTGCTAGGTGCGTTGGCGCAGGTGGGACTTGCGCTTTACGCCGTTGTGCCCGCAATCGCAGCGATCGGCGCGGCGATGCTCGCCAATCCGATCGCCTTGGCCGTCGCCGGCATCGCCGTCGCGGCCCTGCTCATCTACAAGTATTGGGATCCGATCAAGGAATTCTTCAAGGGGATCTGGGACTACATCGTCCAGAAGATCGTCGCGTTGAATAGCCTGGTGCCCGACTGGGCGAAGCGCTACACGCTCCCCGGCATCGCGCTCAATGCCGTCGCCGGCGCGATCGGGCCGGCGGGCGCCGGCCAGGCCAACGTCGGCGGCACCATCAAGATCGAGATCGACCAGGCCGGTCGCGCCCGGGTCGCTTCGCTCAAGAGCGACAACCCCGACGTCGACCTCGAGGTGTACAGCGGCCCGATGATGGTGATGCCGTGAACGACAACGCAACCGTCAGGGAGCTGATCCAGGAAGCGATGGACCAGATGTCCGAACGCGGCAACACCGCGGTGCGCATCCCGGTGGTCACCTGCGGCGGCGTGCGCTACGACATGGACATCGCCATCGCGCGCATCAACGGCGCGCCCTGCTGCAGGACGGCACCGCTGCTGCAATGAGCACCTGGCGCGACTCGTTGCGCAAGGCGCGCTATCGCGGCGCGGAGTTCCTGGTCGACTCGGCCGAAGGCACGGTCGGCCGGCGCACGGTGCTGCACGAATACCCGTTGCGCGATCTGCCGTTCGTCGAGGACCTCGGCCGCAAGGCGCGCACCTTCACCATCGAAGCCTACGTGCTCGCCACCGGCGAGAACGGCTTCAATCACATGCCCGCGCGCGACCTGCTGCTCGCCGCGATCGAGCGCCCCGGACCGGGGCCGCTGGTGCACCCGTGGCTTGGCGAGATGCAGATGGTGGTCACCGAGTCGCGTCTGCGCGAGAGCACCGCCGAGGGCGGCATGGCGCGCTTCACGCTCACCTGCGTCGAGGCGGGGCAGCAGGAGTTCCCGCAGGCCGATAGCAACACCGGCGCCCTGGTCGAGGATGCCGCAGACCTTGCCGAGCTCGGCATCGCCGAGGACTTCTCCTCGAGCTTCTCGGTCGACAACCGGCCCGAGTTCGTGCCGAATGCGGCGATCGAGGTCCTCAATAGCGCAGTGGCCGGTGTGCGCGCCGCGGTGAACGCGATGCCGACGACCAGCGGACCGCTTTCGGACTTCCTGCCGCGCTTGAACAACATGAGTAACCAACTGGCGACGCTCGTTCGCGCGCCCGCCACTTTGGCGACGACCGTGATCGGCCTCATGAATGGCCTCCGCGGCATCGTCGCCGCCCCGCAGCACGCCCTGGCGGGCTTGCGCGCGCTGTTCGGCTTTGGCTCTGGGCTTGCCGAGATCGCCGTTGCCACGCCCTCTCGTATACAGCAGGCGGCGAACCAGGCCGCGATGGTGGCCCTGGTGCAGCGCACCGCGTTGGCCGAGGCGGCGCGGGTCGCGGCCGAGATCGAGTTCGCCTCGTTCGACGACGCGGACAGCGTGCGCACCGAGCTCGCCGATGGCATCGACGCACTGATGCTGGTGGCGGCCGACCCGATGTATGACGAGCTCGTGGCCCTTCGCTCGGCAATGATTCGCGACATCACAAGCCGCGGCGCCGATCTCGCGCGCCTGGTGGACTACGTCCCGCGCGCGACTCTGCCGGCGCTCGCGATCGCCTACGACCTCTATGACGACCCCGGGCGCGACGCCGAGATCATCGCGCGCAACCGGGCGGTGCGAGAGGCGCCCACCGGTCCGGCGAAGCCGACGTTCCTGTGGTTGCCGGGTGTGAGCGGAAATGACGCGAGCACGCCGGATTCGGCCGCGCTCGCGATTACCGGTGACATCGATATCCGCGTCAGGGTCGCTTGCAATGACTGGACAGCCGCTACCGGCTTCGATTTTCTCTCAAAGGAGCTGACTGACTCGTCGCAATTTTCCTACCTGTTCCGGTTGACGAATGGGTTTCTCGGCTTTTACTGGTCGGAGGACGGCACGACGCTCAAGTCGGTCGGGTCCACGGCGCCGCTTGGTCTGGCTGATGGGTCGACGAAATGGGTCCGCGTGACGCTCGATGTCAACAATGGCGCGGCGGGAAACGATGCGAAGTTCTACACCTCGGACGATGGGGTAGTTTGGAGGCAGCTCGGCGCGACAGTCACGACGGCGACGGCGACGAGCATCTTCGACAGCACCGCTGCCTTGCATGTTGGAGGCGATATCTCAGGCGTCGCCGGCATCCTGGCAGGGCGGTTGTACTACCTCGAACTTCGCAACGGAATCGACGGCCCTCTTGCCGTTAGCTTCGATCCCCTGGACGGCGAGATGGGGGCGACGTCGTTCATCAGCGCCGGAACAGGCGAGCTGTGGACCATCAACCAGTTCACCCCCGGTGAGCCTAAGGCGAGGCTGGCCGGAGCCCTCGCGCAGAATGCAGGATTTTTGCCCGGCATCCGCCACCCCGGCTTCGTCAGCGGCGGCCGGGCGATCGAGGTGCTCTCGGATGCATGACCTGAAACTGACCGTCGGCGGGCGCGACTTCGGCGGCTGGAAATCGGCGCGCGTCTCACGCTCGATCGAGACGATCGCGGGATCGTTCGAGCTGAGCGTCTCGGAGATCTGGCCGGGCCAGGATCCCGCGCGCGATCTCGTGAAGATCAAGGCGGGCGACACCTGCGCGCTCAAGGTTGACGGCGAAACGGTGATCACCGGCTTCGTCGATGAGCTGCAGCTCTCCCACGATGCGAAAAGTCACGAGGTGACACTCGCCGGGCGGGACGCGACCGGTGACCTGGTGGATTGCTCGGCGATCCACAAGACCGGACGCTGGGAAAACTTCACGATGCAGGGCATCGCCTCGGACCTGTGCAAACCGTTCGGTATCGAAGTGAGGGTGGATACGGACACCGGCAAGCGGCTGCCCCACTGGAGCATCAACGAGGGCGAGACCGTGTTCGCTTGCCTTGAGCGCCTCGCGCGCGATCGCGGCGTGCTGCTCGTATCGGACGGTGGCGGGGGCCTGGTGATCACGCGCGCCGGCAGCGATCGCGCCATGCCGCTCTCACTTGGCAAGAACATCCTGTCGGCTGAAGCCGCGCTCTCGTTCCGCGATCGCTACTCGCTCTACATCGCGATGGCGCAGGGGACGGGCCTGGACGACGGTTCGGCGTCCGCCGCCTGGATCAGGCCGAAGCAAACCGTCGTCGACCCTACGATGGCCGAATCCCGTTCGCGGCCGTTGATCGTGATCCACGACGGCTACGTCACCGGCGGGGTCACGCTCGCAGCGCGCGCGCAGTGGGAAGCGAACGTGCGCGCCGGCCGCTCGGTCGACGTGCGCGTGAAGGTGCAGGGCTGGACTCAGGGAGGCGACACCACGGCGCTGTGGCAGCCGAATCATATCGCCCACGTCGTTCACCCGGAGCTGCGCCTGGATAGCGACATGCTCATCAAGGGGGTGGAATTCGTGCTCGATGAAGGGGGCACGATCACCGAGCTCGCGCTCACCGATCCTTTCGCCTTCACGCTCATCCCGATGCCGAACAACCCGGACAACTGGATGTCGCTCGCGCGCACCGCCAAACCGACCGCGTCGGGTCTGCCCGAACAACTCGGAGGGCCGCTCGCATGACCGTGCTCGGCCGGATCTTGGAACCCCTCGCAATGCGCCTGCGGTTCATGGTGACACGCGCCCTAATCAATCTCGTGGACGACAGCCTCGGCTTGCAGCTCGTCCAGGTTTCGTTGATCGGCGACCAGGTCCGCGATCGCGTCGAGCGATTCCAGCAGTACGGCTTCAGCAGCGTGCCGCTCGCCGGCGCCGAGGCCATCGTGCTCTGCGTGGGCGGCAACCGCAACCACCTGGTGGCGATCGCCACCGATGACCGGCGCTACCGCGAGCGCGATCTGGAGCCGGGCGAGTCGGCGCTCTACTCCGACGAAGGCGACTACGTGATCCTGAAGCGCGGGCGGATCATCGAGGTCAAGGCCGGCACCAAGCTCCGAGTGGACGCGCCCGCCGCGGAGTTCACCGGGGACGTGACGATTGCCGGTTCCCTCGAGGTGGAGGGCGACGTGACTGCCGACGGCGACGTCGGCGACCAGGGCGGCGCGAAAACGATGGCGGGCATGCGCACTGTATACAACGCGCACACCCACACCGATCCGCAGGGCGGGGTGACGGGGCCGCCCAGCGCGGCGATGTGACATGAGCCACT